TCGCAAACATTATTGTTTCTGCCATACTGTCTCCTTATGCCGGAGCAATAAAGGGAGAGTTCCCTGTTGATTTTGTAAACTGATTGACTTCCTTGCGTACTGTTCGGAAGAGTCCCTGTGCATCTCCCTGGAGTGATACATTGACATTTGTACCATTCTCCAACATCGGCAAGTATTTTTGTAATAAAGACTCTATTGCGTTCATATCTGCCGATCTTGAAGGTGCTGCAAGGTTAACATCTGTTGAAAGTGTTGCCGATGATCCTATCGCATCAACTGTGGCCGACATTCCAGATATCTCGTCCATTGCATTTTTGACATCTTCCATTGCACCGACTCCGAAATCTTCCATCCCTTTGTCAAACCCGGCAACCGTGTTCTCCCCAATGGACTCGAACACTTTTGACGGACTTGCAATCCCCAGGATGTCTTTTGCTATCTGAACAAGGTCTCCAAATAATCCCTTAAACCATGACACCATGTTATTCCAAGCGTTTGAAATACCATTTTTAATACCATCAACGATGTTCTGTCCTATCTGTGTAAAGTTAGATATCGCATTTTTGATCGTATTAAAGAGACTTCTTATAATATCCGCTCCGGCTGAAAGAAGTTTTCCAACATTAGCCAAGAGTCCTGATGCTATTTTACCTATTGCCTCAACTGACACCTTGAGCAACTCTGGAATATTCTTTATAAGTGCTTGTACTAATTTTCCTATAATAATTGGAGCCTTGCTTAATAATTCTGGAAGTGCTTTTTGTAAACCATTAGCTAGTCCTATTATTATTTTTTCTGCCGAATCAATTAAGAGGTCTATATTGTCTAATAGTCCCAAGCAGAACTCTATTATTGCATCTATCGCAACCGGGATAAGATCTGGTAATGCCTCACTGATCCCTTTTGCAAGTTCTGTTATTATGTTTAACCCGGCTGAAAGAACACCCGGTAATGCGGATATAATACCCTCTATAAGTGTTTTTATTATTTGTATTGACGCATCTATTATTACCGGGATATTGTCTATTAAGCCTTGACCAAGAGCACCTAACAACTTCATTCCCGCATCAATCATTCGAGGAAGTCCCTCTATGAGCATATTGACACCATCGGAAAGTATTGTTCCGAAAGCCTCCATTGCAGCATCGAGACCACCTTCAGTAAATGCCGTTGTTAACTTACTTAATCCATCTGAACCAAATTGAACGAACTCTCTTAATGTCGGTGTAAGTTTATCAGAGACCGCAATTTGTGCTCCCTCTAATGCTGATTGGAATAGTGTTAAGTCTCCTTCAAGGTTATCCAACTGTGTGTCAGCCATTGCTTGTGCGGCACCCGTTGTCTCATTAAAAGCACCTTGCAATACATCAAGGTCTCCGCCAAGAGCGTTAACTATATCATCGTAAGAAACACCCGCATCGGCAGCCTCCCATAAACTATCTGCAAGGTCCTCCGCATTCCCGGATGATTGGTCAAAGATAGAATTAAAGGTCTCCCCGGATATACCGAGTTTTGATAAGTCTGACTCCATAGTTGTCATTGAGAGTCCGGCTTTATCGAAACTTTTAGTCAATGCCTCGGATGTGTACCATGCTCCGTCAATAGCAGCTGCAACTGTTTCCCATCTCTCTGCGTCTGTTGCAAGAAGTGCGTTTACGGCTGCCAAGTCTGTTTTGTTGAACATAGCCGAGAGCATATTTGTTCTCTCTTCTGTTGACATTCCGTCTAACGCTGATGCCAAGTCTTGGAATGTATCTTCCAAAGGACGGAGTTCTCCGTTTGCATCATAAGCATTAAAGCCTAATCTCTCCATTGCCTCTGCTGCTGCATCTGACTTTGGTGTGAGAGATAGCATAATATTTCTTAAATGAGTACCCGCCTCGGCTCCCTTAATACCGTTATCAGCCATAAGACCGAGCACCTGGGCAAGTTCTGTGGTTCCTCCAGATAGGTTCTTTGCGTTACCACCAACTGTAAGAATGGCATCTCCCAACTGTGAAACACTCGTGTTTGTCTTTGATGATGCAAGAGCCATCTTATCAACCATCAAAGCAGTTTCTTCAATAGAGAGTCCAAGTGCGGAAGAGGCATCCGTTACCATGTCCGATGCAGCACCGAGTTCCATTCCTCCGGCTGCCGCCAAGTTCAACACGTTCGGGAGCATTTCCATTGAGGTTTGTGCATCATAACCCGCCAATGCCATGTAATTCAAAGCATCGGCCGCCTGACTCGCACTAAAAGCCGTATGCGCTCCCATTTCCTGTGCGTATTCTCTTAAGTTACCATTAAAGGTACCCCAAGCAAGGTCAACGGAACCAACTTGTGTTTCCATCTGCTCCATTGTGATGCCCATTGTGGCTGCAACTTGAGACATGGAAGAGTCAAAGGCTTTACCCGCTTCAATGGAATCCATAGCAAACTTACCAACCGCTGCCGTGGCTGCCGTAAGAGCTGCACCCGCAAGTTTGAGTCCTTTTGCCATTCCCTGTCCGAGAATACTTCCGGCTGATACACCCGCTTTGTCGGCCTCTCCGCCGAGCATTTCTTCGAGCTTACCGCCAAGTCCCTGTGATGTTGGAATTATCTGCACATACGCTTTTGCTAATTCACTAGCCATTTATTTTACCCATTAAAGCCTTACGGAATTCGTCAAACTCCGCTCCGCTACTAAATGCCACTACATTTGATTCCTCTTTTTGAGGATTTATAAGTTTTTCGTATATTGATTTTGGGAAGTTCCGTCCTTTGGCTCCGTCCTCTGTCCGTTGCCATATAAGTATCTGTAACTTATCTGCTATGAGTGCGTGGAGCAATGTATCGACATTTGCATTCATATTAGATATCTTCATTTTTATTCTGGAATCTTCCCTTAAACCACAACAAAGCACCCCGACCAATCTAGGAGGGAGTGCTCTGTAATCTAATATGTGGTAAGTTTCTGCGAGGTCGCATATCAATGATTCCTCGTCCAGACTTATCATCCGTCCGAGGATTACGAGTTTTTTAATGCGTTATACTCTGTAATAACATACTGTAACTCGCTATTCACAACCTCTGCCGGAATAAATCCGTCATTCTTTTTCGCTATGTGGTCCATGAATGCCTTTTTCTTATCCCCGAATACCAGGTCAACGAGTTTGGTTGTAGCCTTTAACTCGCCAACCTTATCATCGGGATCGGATGCCTCTGCTATTGCATCAACAAAACGATAATCAGTAAAAATACGTTCATCCACATCGAATTTGAATCCTGTTTTTGTAGTGATTTTCATAACTATATTCTCCTTTGACCATTGTTATTACATACTAGGCATCTCTGTCTTAAGAATGTACTCGATGTGAGTATCTCCATTCTCATCAGGCATAGCCGAAATAGTTGTCTCGTAACCAACTGCTGATCCGTCTGCATAAGTTACATCTCCAACACCTGAAACTCCGGCATCGGGAATAACGATTCTCTTAACGGTATTATTCTTGAATACCATATCAATAACCCATGCGTAATCCGGCTGCTGCGTTGAGTTTGCGTGTACCTCAAGTCCTGTATCGAGATCCGTTCCTGTTACGTTTGATGCTCCATAGATAGCCTTAAGTGCATTTAAGCTCATAGCCTCGATAAGAGTGAACTTGAATGTGTCGGGTTTCTCTGTCAGAGTTGTAAGAACGATATCTCCGCCCCATGCTTTGATGTTCTCTGATGAAGGAGAGTTTGAGTTTACAAGTCCAGCATCGGAAATGTAACCAACATTCTCAAATGCAGCATCGAGATCCTCTGTTGCAGTAGTGGGAAGAGTAGATCCCAGAGGAGCAAAATAGATAGCACCACCAACTTTGGGTTTACCCGCGGTTACGTTCTGGGCATTATTGCTAACTGTTGCCATATTGATTTCCTCCTAATAATGAGTGATGTTGAATATTGCCTGATAGCGATATTCCTTGGTTTCTGTATCTGTGAAGTTATAATCAGAGTTCAGTTCGATCTGTATGATTTCATCCAGGTCGATAATTCCGTAACTATCGTTATCCCCTAACAAGGCATCCTTGACCTCATCGTTAAGGGTAATAGCCTGGAGCATTGAACCGCCCTCTAAACTGTTCGAAATGGATTGAATTGCGATAGTGGATGTTGTTATCTTGTTTTCTGTGGATGATCCGGTCTTTTCAAGTAAGATATACTCGTATGGCGGAAGTTCGGGCCGTTCACAATATACATTGGTTCCGGCTGATGTTCTGTTTGTAAGATATGTGATCAAGAGTTGTTCGATAGCCATCTTTTACCTCATAAGTGTGGCTTTGTCTGAAATAATCCAGAATTGCCAAGTGCTTTGGTAAGTGTATTGTTCTTTATGTTGTCTCGAGCGGTCTCGGGTGTGTCTGCGTACACGTTCGCAATGGCCGTAAATGAGGCATTATGGACTTGGGACTTATAATCCTTGCCACTCATACCTCTAGCGGTCTCTGCGGTGTGTTTAGCGCATTCTGAAAGCCATCCCTGTACCTCTGCCGACTTGAATAATTCAATAACACCTTGATTGTTAAGTTCAACTTTTACTTTAGCCATATTGTTCAATCAGAACTTTCTTGTTCCACCGTAATGGAATATTGGCTTCGATACCTGCTATCGGAAAACCAATAGTTTTGAACTTGCCACTAAAAGGAGCCGGGAGGATCACTTCGGTATCAACCCATGTGTTCTCATCCCCTTTTGGAATAGCAAGTGTGTACTTTGCCTGTTTTCCATACAATGAAAGAGTATTTGTTATCTCTTCCTGTGAAGGTTGACCGACCAACACATCAGCAACATCAACTGTCTCTGTTTTGTAGACAGTATGGTTAAGTACATCGGTTCCGTTGGCGGTCTTAACAACTAACTGTACTGTGACACCTTTAATCATAAAGAACCTCCGACAAGTTCCTGCGTGGGAGAATAGGAGCCAATCTTGTTTGAATAACCCAACAATTCCTTGTCGAGTTTTGACAAATAAAGTTCTCCGACCTGTCCCCCGGTTCCCATTGTCCAACTCTGGGAATAACCCAAAGCGGCCATAGAACCCTGTGAGGCTCCGATCGGAACACCTATCGACTCTCCGTCTCCTAATGCACGAATTACCATCCTACATGAGACAGTTAACTTGGCATCCGCACTTGCAGACGAATTGAAAGCATCAATTATTACCGCCGCATCATCCAAAAGATAACCACAAACTGACTCCTCGTCTGTTGTAAGAGTCCTTGTTATTCTGTTTTCTACATCCGAAACTGTTGCGTATGCCATATTATCCTCACAATTCAAAAATTAAGGAGCGAGTTTCCCCGCCCCTTTTTGTCTTATATACTCGGTACGCTCGTAGCGGTAAGAGCATTGAACATAGAAGTATCAGCACGGAAGCCAACTTCGATTTCTGCTCTAACTGCGAACATATTCTGCTGGAAGAGGTTGATTGTAGAACCGCCACCAAGATCAAGAGTTGCATCTTCAGAGTAGTCGATCTTAACACCTTCAACTGTTCCATACATAGCCTGTGTCCAATCTCCGGCAATACCTACTACTGAAGGAGATCCAGAAACGAATGCTCCCTTTGAGATGTAGGTCTTTGCACCAAGGATCATAGGAATTGCACCTTCTGCAACGCTATTGATGAACAGAGGTCTCTTGTCCTGATCTGTTGCTCCGAGAAGGATTCCTCTCAACTGCGGAGAGATAGCATAACCATTGATGATACCACCGTGAAGGGCAACATCGGTATCTGCTGCAACAAGTCCCTGATAAACATCTGATGCAAGGCTCTGTGTTGTGATTTCTGCAAAGTTATCAAAATCTGAACCAGGCTTATCTCCATTACCGAATACTGTTGCATCGAACTTCTGTGCGAGTGCCTTGGGAAGTCTCTGAACAAGTGCATCGTAAAGAGAAGAAAGATCGCGCCTGAACTCGTTTGAGAACGGAACGATAACTGCGAGCTTGTATGCTCTCATAACCTTTGTAGCAAGACCGGGATTAGAAACAGGCTTTGAGCTTGTCTCGCCAACCCATGCTGCTGAAGGATCGCTTGTGATTACATTGATTGAAGTTCCACGTCCAGGAAGTGTAATCTGTCTAGCAAGACTCATTATTGCTGAACCTTCCTGTACCTTCTGCATGATCTCCTGTGATACATCAACGGGAAGATCAACGCTTGTTCTGTTAGTAGCTGTACCAACTAATGCCATTTTTGTTTCCTCCTATTAAGAAAATGCTTTTGTTGCCCATTCATTGAACTGATCTCTTGTATTGGGCTTACTTATGTTTTGGAGTTCTCCACCGTCTTTAACTGCCGGATAAGAAGATGGTTTTGCGTATGCAAGAATGGCTTTTGCCTGTTCCTGGCATTCCTCTTCCGTTTCAGCCGTTAAGAGACTCGCGGGAATCCCTGTTTCTGTCGATACTCGATCTCGAATCTCACGAATCGAATTAGCCGACTTAAGTGCGGTTAATTCTGCTTCAAGTGCCGATGCTTTCTCGTTTGCTTTCTGGAGTTCGGTCTTGTTGGCCTCTTCCATCTCGTCAAACTTCGTAGCCTTTGCCTTGAGTGCCTCGTAATCCTCGTATTTTGCCCTCTCACGCTTAAGACGATCATTGATAATGGTATTTACCTCGTCTTGTGTGAACGTGTCCTTTTTAGGCTCTTCCTGTACGACATTGTTTTCCTGATTAACAGTTTCCATATTCAATTACCTCCATCGAGTGCTTTTTATTCCTCGTTTAAGGGACGAGTTCCCAATAAAAAAGAGCCTTATTTAGACTCTTAATTCTTCAGCTTCGGATGACTCGAGTTCTTTTGACTTCTCGTAAGCATCCCTCTTTTGTGCATTGATGCGGTCCTTGTTTTCCTGGTATATCATTCTCCGCATCGAATTTATTTTTTCTTCCGAGTTCTTACCATCCGCATCATCGTACATTTGTTTGTACTTGCTCGGATCATAACCCGCAACCGTTGTTGAACTATCGAAACGTACTGCATAAGTACAGTCGCAATTAGCATGAATATGATCTGCATGTCCGCCCTTCATAGCCTCTTTACTCATGTAGGTCCATCCGTTGGATGCCAGAGCCAAACAGAACGCGCAAGTCTCTCCGGCGGGAATCCATGCAAATTGAGCTCCATCACGTTTGGCATTCTTCAAAGTGGTATCAGCTCCGCATCTTTTAACAAGTCTGCTTGTGGCTCCCGCTATCTCTGATGGATTCTGCGAGGTCTTTAACGTGCCATATACTGTCTTTGCCACTTCTCCGTAGTCGGGAAGATCTGCCATAACTGCCGGAGCAATATCGGCTCCCTCTAATGCCGCTAAAGCATCATACATGGCGGCTGATAAGGCAGCAGAACCATTTCCGTACTTCTGAATGACCTTAAACGCGTAATCGGTCAAACCTTTTACATTGTCTATGCCATTTTTATCGATATAATCCTCAATAAGCGTTCCGGCTGCATAATTGAGCTTCGATAATTGCTTTATGTACTTATCCCATGTCTGTTTCGGTATTCTCAAGTTCTGTTACCAATGCTAATCCCGCGTTCATACGCTCCTGTGCCTTGATTCTGCTTATATCGGCCTTATCAAAGCCTATCATTTCAAGGAATGTATCTGTGTTTGCAAATGCCGTTCTTGCTGATGCTATCTTGATGGCTGCATCTGCCGTAACCGCTACACTAGGCATTGCGGGATTTTTGAAGTGTGCGAGAACTGCCTTGTCCTCATCCGGAAGATCATCAAACGAACTCTGACGGACAATAGCAAGGGCCATTATCGCAATATTGCGGAGTGCATTACCATTTCCGACATTCAACTGTTCGGCCATTCCAACGAGTGTCTGACTCTGTGCCAGGATAGCATCACTCGATGTCGGGTTTGCTTCGTTAACAACTCCTGTGTCTGTAACTGTAAGTCCTGATGCCGCGCTGAACTGTGTGGCAAGAATCCGTATCATTTCAACGTGAGGAGATATGCTTCCCTGTGATAACTGACCGAATGTCGGTTTCTCGCCTGTTTCCGGATTAGTTGTTCCGGCTATGATCGAGCCGACATACTGTTTGAACTTCTGATTGACAACCGCATCGTACTGATCGTCTGTGATTCCGAGAAGATACTTCTGTGGAGCCGTTGAGAACTCAAGTCCGATAGTTGCGTTTGCTATGGTCCGCACATAACCCTGTATGAGTCTGCGGATAGGCTCCTTGATTCTGGAACGGCCGAACGGTTTGTTGCTCGTAGCGTTCCAGATAAGAGCCTCCATAAGAGGACGGCCCATCTGATGTCTATATTCTGTCGCATACCAGATAGAGCCTGTTCGATTCAGTACCCAAATACTTGAATCTGTATAATAATTGACTAAACTAGGAGTCCATGTAAGATCGTCATTGTCCGGAGCACTATCGATTATTGCTAATCCATAACCGATTCTGCCTTTTTCTCCGTCCCATACCGCTGCTGCCGTGTTGGGAGAGTGGAAACGTATCTTAACTCCGATTTCGGGATCTGATGCGAGTGTTGCAAAAGTGCAACCGTACTTCAGCTCGTCTCGACACGCTTTCATATACTCGGCAATGAGGTTATTGTTTATTGTTATCTGATCCAGAGCATCAACATCTGTTCCATTGGAACCGACAAAACCATCAAACATTGATCTTGCAGCCAATACATCAACTGTTTTTGCACCCCAAGCACATCCGATCTCGAGCTTTCTCATCCCTTCAGGGAGCGCGATACCGAGATTAACTTCATTCAGAGAGATCTTGCCCTCGTAATATCTGTTTTTCTCTTGGTTTTTTACCTGATGCGTGTTGAATATGTCCAATAACTTCTGCAACTTCGGCTGCTCTGCTAAAGGAAATCCGCTAATCTGTCCAATGTTTAATGAAATCATGCTCTTATCCTATCTTCATAACCCTTGAAGGATCTCTTTTTGAGGTTTTTACACCCCATAATGCAAGGGAACAGGCTTCTATCGGTGCAGAGAAGTCTCCACCAAAGCCGAACCCGCCTCCGATTGGTCTTTTTGTTGAAGTAATCGCGCTTTCATTGAGCGCATCCTGTTGGTTATACCATGTAATCGACTTTTCGTTGATTCCATTGGTTAGTGTGCTGACCGCTGCTATTACATCCTTTGTTCCAGGTCTAATAACAGAGCCTTTATATTTCCAAGTGCCTGTAATCTTATCAACAAGCACATCAACACCGTTCCGTCCGTCTATAACAACACAACTTGCTTTTGAATACCGCTCATTCAACCAATCCGCTAACCATTGGATGCCATATCCTGTTGGTTTCTGTTCTATGAGTGATATTCTTGCCGGACCATCTTGAGGAAGTACCGCACCGCACAAACAAACCATCGAGCCATCGGGAGTGAACTTAACTCCGTAAGCGGTCTTGCCCTCTGGCTTAAGCTCTGCGGATGAACATTCGGACCACGCTTGTTTATCAATAGCGAGATCCACGCGTTCGGTTACAACAGGAGTCCACCAACCAAGTCTTTCACGAGCAAACGTATCTGGCGGCATCTGTTCGCACTCGCCCTCGATAGTAGTGAGCATTATTCTTCTTCCTAATGCCGGATTAGTTTCCGCCCATCTCGTTTTGTCCGTAACATCCCCGATCTCTTTGACCGAAAACTCAAACCAAGCGGTTTTATCTGTTTTTCCCGCTAGTGCTCTGTCGCGTATTGTCCGAAATACTGTTCCTGTCGATTCCGGTTCCGGAGGAGTTCCGACATAAATGGTTTGAGGATTCAAGCTCGCTGATATAGCCGGGATGAATGATGCCTGCATTGACTCGTCAACCTCTTGTGCTTCGTCAAAGATCAGCAAGTCTCCGTGTTGTCCTCGTCCACCGTTTCGAGTTCGCGCAAGGAACTTAACTCGTGCTCCGGATTGCAATATGATCTGTTCTCTTCCTAATGCGGTCTTAATATCCTTGACATACTTTCGAAGTTTGGCACTATCAAAAAAGGAGGCCATCTCTTCGAAGGTCTCCGTTGCCGTTTTCTGTAAGTGGGCCGTGTATATAACTTGCTCGTTATACATCAGCATTCCCGCTTCGGCTCTTCCTTGAATGAGTCCTGTTTTACCATTCTGTCTAGGAACAGAGCCGCCGCAAGTCTTTGACAACCATTTATGATTCGGAGAAAGTGCCATCCAATCACAAAGGATATCCGATTGCCAAGGATCAAGTATTAAGTTACCTACCGCCAATAATGCTGAAGCATCCTCTCCATCCGATTCAAGATATCTTGGTCTTATCCTTTCGGACGGCTCCTGATTTCCCGTCAGCTTCTCTGGCGTGTAAGATGTCCGCGATCTCGTCATTGTTACCACCAACTCCCTCGATCTCTTCTATCTCCCTGATTGTTTCCCGATACTGTTTGGCAAGTGGCGGAAGGTCTTTAGCATATTTAACCTCGTCCATTTTGGCTGCCAATAATTCGGCTAGGGCTTTCAGTTTCCCTAATCTATCTTCAGTTTGGTTTGCTATGAAGATACTCATTAAAGTCCAAATATTTTCCCTGTGTGTAATTCGGCGCT